AAAAAAGATAAAATCAAATATTGCTCAGTTAGTTCATCAAGCAGATATGATTGCAACTCGTTATGAGATGGAACGTTATATGTTTAGTGAAGATGCTAATATACCTTATGGTAAGATTATGGGTGTTGATGTAGAAAAAACCGAAAAAAATGCTAGTGCGGTTGTAGGACAAAGTCAACCTAAATCTAAAAGTAAAGTAAAGCCTATGGTAGATAAAGAATATAAGAATAAATTATTTGATGAATTATTTGGAGATAAGAAATGATTATTGAAGGAATATTAGGATTACTATTAGTTACAAGTATGACCGCTAATCTTATTCAACTTAAACGTCAAGAAACTTTAGAAACTTGGTTTGAAGAAATGACAACAGATTTAAATCAAGTACAATTTGAAATTAAAGAAATTGACGATAAAGAATGGTTTGAAAAAGATGATGAAGTCGGTGACACTTTCAGAAGATTAAAAGAAACAATTAACAAATTAAATAAATTCACAGGAGTAGAAGATGCCAAAGAAGCGTAGAAAGAAAAGTAAAATGTATTTTGGTCAAGTAACCGAAGATGCTATAGTAAAGTATAACTCAATGGAGCCTGGTGACCCTGAGAGAGATAGACTTTTTACAGAAAAAATCTATGCACCTATTAGGAAGATTGCAGAAAATTTAATTCATACTTATAAATTTTATTATTTTGACAATCCTACTGAAGAAGTAATAGATGAAGTAGTTGCTAATATGGTTATCAATATGCACAAGTATGTACAAGGTAAAGGTAAAGCCTTTAGTTACTTTTCAGTAGTTGCTAAAAACTATTTAATTTTAAATAACAACAAGAATTATAAGATGGGTAAAATACACGACCAACTTGATGTTATGGATTTTAATAGAAAGACAACTGAAGAAAAGAATATGGTTGATGTTACTGATTTTAAATTTGAAGTGTTTAATCAAATGTATCAGTATTGGGAAGACAACTTTATGCGTATCTTCAAAAAGAAAAAAGATTTAGCAGTAGTAGATGCTATCTTATATTTAATGAAGAACAATAAAAGTATTGAAAACTTCAATAAGAAAGCACTTTATATCTTAATTCGTGAGATGAGTGGTTCTAATACTCAACATATAACGAGAGTTATAAATGCGATGAAACGTAAACAAAATGCGTTAATTCGTGACTTCAGAGATAAAGGTATCTCATTTAAACAGAACGCTACAGGTTCTGTATTCATATAAACACATAAAAAACGTATCTTTCTTGATTAATATATATTTATTATTAATTAAGGAAGATACATATGTCAGATTCTTATGAAGTTTTTGAAGGCAAAACGTTAGCGAATGTCTTCAAAGATATCTATACAAATTCGGAAGAAAACAAAAAACAAATCGAAGTCTTAATGAAAGACTTATTAAGGTTTGTTACAGATACCGCTTCTGCGGTCGCACTCGTGCCTATCCTAAAAGATTATCTCGATGTTGCTGTAAAAAATGATGAGCAGTTAATTAAAGTAGCGGCCATCGTACAAAAACTTGCAAGTGCAGAAGCTAAAGGTTCTGATAATGAGTTTGGACTAAGTGAACTTGAAAAAGAACAACTTATGTCCGGCTTATCAGATTCTATAGCAGAGATACAAGAACAAAGTGATAAAATAAGTGAGGATATAGATTCTACACAATCTAAGTTTCCTGAGAGCTAAATATGAGTGACAATAAATCTTATAGGGATGGTGGCATTCTAAATTTCGATAGAGGCTATCACTTTATAAAAAAACTCGTAAAAGAAACCGTAGCAGATTTGATTCCAAAATCTCAAACGGTTCCTTACGGAAAAGTTAAAAGTGAGAACAAACCTGACGATGCGGAGTCAATGTTATCTATACACAATGTTTCTGAAAATACAACTAAACACGCTAAACCTTCATCATTTCATTTTTTATCAGTTCCTGTAGAAGGTGAATATGTTTCTATCTACAATCATAAAGATAACATTTTTTACGGAAACTCTTTACCTATATTTGACTCATTAGTTAACAACGCAAAGATGTTACCTAAAGCAAGTAACCGATTTAAACCTGACTTTTCAATTAATCCTTTACAAGTAACTCCTGGTGATGTAGTTGTTCAAGGTAGATATGGTCACGGTATGATGTTTAGTGATGCTAAAGGTCAACCTACTTTTAGAATCGGTAATTCATTTAGAAGTAGACCTAAACAAGATATAGACCAATTTAATAGTTCAACTCCTGTTTTACAAAAAAAGATACGTACAGATGTAAGTTATCCTATATTTTACAATCCTAATTTAGATGGTAGTTCTTTTTATATGTTAAAAAGAATACCTGTAGGCGTTGACTTAGATAGTGAAACCGTTTTAGCTAAAAAGAAACATTATACAGATTATAAAGATAATACATTACGACAAACTTTTAATGATTCTGATAATCGTTCAGATTCAAAAATGTTTATGTCTTCAGATTCATTATTATTTTATACAAAAGGATTAAATAACAATGCAGGTCACGACATATCAATGTTATCATCAGGAAATATTTTTTTAAATTCTTTTAGAAATGTATTTATTACTACACCGGAAATAACCTACAAAGACAATGATAAAAATATTCCGGAAGGACGTATTTCTTTAGGTAGTCACAGAGACCCAGGTACAATGGCTAATTCTAAAGTACAACCGGTAGTAAGAGGATTAAATTATCAAGAAACAATAACTGACATTTTAGATACATTAAAATTCATAACTGAAAATTTTAAAAATCTTGCAGATGGCGGTGTAGCAGTAGATAAAGATGGTAGTGCGATAACCGGAGATGCACAACAACCAATAATAAATTTACTTAACGACAAGATAAATAGTATACAAGATAAATTAAATAATGATTTAAGTAAAAAGGTATTTACAACATAATGGGACTAACAAAACCAATATTAGATAAAGTAATGAAACCTATTGACTCTATACGTGAGTATAAAGATAAAGAAGTACCTAAAATGCAAAAAGAAGCTGATGAAGGGAAAACTCCTCCTAATCTTGATAAAGATATTGAGAAGATGCAAAAATTTAAAAAGTTAGCTGATAAAATACCAAAACTTGTTCGTACGGTACGGAATGCTATTATTGCTATTGAAACTGCTAAAGCAATTGCGGAAGCGGCTAAAGATGCGGGAATGATTGGTGCCGCTTTAGTTCCTCCGGTAGCGGCCGCAGGTGTTTTACAAGAAAAGATTGTAGAGAAAGTAAAAGAAGAAATAGCAAAGGCAAAAGCAGAATTACCTGTTGTATCTTTAGTAACAAAAGAATTAAAAGGATTAGCAATAGCAGTCTTAATAGCTTTATTAGCTATAAAAGTAAAGAATGGTAATAAAAAAGGTGCGGGTGATGGTGAAGACGCTAATAGAGATGCACAAGATGAATTAGATAGTTTATTATCAGAACAAGAAGGTTTAATAGAAAGTGATGATGAAGATGACGGAACAGGCGTCACAAGAATTGTAAGAACAACAACTGCTACGGGTACAACAAGTACAGGCGGTACCGGCGGTGGCGGTGGATATTAACATATAGGAGTTAAAATGAAGGCAAACGAGTTAAAGAAAATAATCAATAGATTAGTTAGTGAAGAAGTCAAAAAACAACTCGGCGAGATATTTATTAATGAAATTAAGTCTAAAAGGTCTACGCCAATTCAAGAGTCTGTTAAGACAGAAGAGTATCCAACAATGGGTGGTAAAACGTTTACGACAAATGATATGGCTGATTTATTAGGCTATGGTGATATGAAACCAAACGGAGGCGGTATGACAAGTGCGGGTGTAGCAGAGATAGCACAGAAAGCAGGAGTAGCACCTGACCAAGTAGACCCTGACGTACAAAAGGCAATCACTAAAGATTATCGTGAACTTATGAGTAAAATGAATAATAAATGAGTATCAAAGAAATAGACTTAAATCCTGATAAGCAATTTGGAATTGGTTTTCCTCTAAACTATGATAGAGAGAGTTATGGATTCTTTAAACAGAATCAAACTTATTATCATCAATTACAAGATAATATTAAAAATCTTATAATGACTAAAATAGGAGAAAGACCGGGTAATGTTAGATTTGGATGTCGTATACACGAAGTTATCTTTGAACAGAACGAACCTGGGATACTAAAAACTAAAATCGAAGAATCAATAAAAGAAGCATTATTTAATTGGTTGCCTCACGTTCAGTTAATACAAACAAGAGTGCGCGCTAATAATAATACGTTAAGTGTCTCTGCACAATTTCGTTCTGATTTTAACGAAGGTATAATTGACCAAGTTTTAGAGTTTAATGATGCCTTTATTGAAAGCGGAGAAGATTCACAGACTACAACAACCGGTGGTACCGGGGGTGGCTATTAAGGAGAATTAAATGGCTCAAGCAGTAAAACAAAAAGAAGTCAAATATCTTAATAAAGATTTTAATCAGTTTAAAGAATCTTTAATAGAACACGCAAAGACTTATTTTCCAAATTCTTATAACGATTTTAACGAAGCATCACCTGGTATGATGTTTATTGAAATGGCCGCATATGTTGGAGATGTTTTATCTTACTATGTAGACAATCAATTTAAAGAAAGTTTATTAGCATATGCTGAAGAAACAAAAAGTGTTTATCAGATTGCGCAGTCTATGGGATATAAACCAAGACTCGTTTCCGCCGCAAATGCTTCAGTAGATATATTTCAAACGGTACCTGCTATTGGTTCAGGTGCAGAAAACAGACCTGATTTGAGATATGGTCAAGTTCTTAAAGCAGGTAGTGAATTTTCTTCTACTTCAGGAGTAAAATTTTATTCAACTGAAGACGTTAGTTTTCAATATACATCAAGTGCTTCATCGATGAATATTAGTGTATATGAAAGTTCTGCAGGTTCACCTGTAAGTTACTTATTAAAGAAACCTGTAACTGCTATGTCCGGTAATCAAAAATCAGAACAATTTGTTTTTGGAACTGCTAAAAGATATGATGCGATAAGATTATCACAAAGACAAATAACTGAAATAGTTTCTTGTACAGATAGTGATGGTAATTCTTGGTATGAAGTTCCTTTCTTAGCTCAAGATACGGTTTTTATAGAATCAAATAATACAGCAGATTTAAGTCCGCAAGATTCACAATTTGCAGACAAAGCTCCTTACTTATTAAAATTAAAAAAGACTTCAAGACGATTTACAACTTTTATTACAACAGAAGGATTTACAGAATTACGATTTGGTGCTGGTAATAGTGATAATCCTGATGAAGAGATTATACCTAATCCTGATAATGTTGGTTCAAGTTTACCTTCAGGTGTATCAAGTATAGACAGAACATTTGACCCAAGTAATTTTTTAAATACAAAAGCATACGGACTTGCTCCTGCTAACACTACATTGACTATAGTATATAGATATGGAGGTGGATTAAATCATAATGTACAAGCTACTGCTATTAATAAAGTTAGTAATGCTTTATTTGGACCTCCAGGAGCTCCTAATTTATCTGCTCAAGTAATTAGCAACGTACAAAATTCTATTGCTTGTTCAAACGAATTACCTGCTGCGGGTGGTCGTGGTCAAGAAAGTGTTCTTGAAGTAAAAGAAAACGCTCTTGCTTATTTTCAAGCACAAGGCAGAACCGTAACAAAAGAAGACTATATGATGAGAGTGTATACAATGCCTTCGAGATTTGGTAGTGTAGCTAAAGTTTATATTGTTCAAGATGAACAAATACAAGCCGGTAAAGATTTAGACCCTAAGACTGCAGGTTCAGCAGGTAAAAACTTACCAACAGCTAATACACGAGTTGCTAATCCGTTAGCTTTAAATATGTACGTTTTAGGATACACTCAGACTAAAAAATTAACTACACTAAATAATGTAGTAAAAAGAAATCTTGCAACTTATTTAAGTGAATACAGACCTGTATCAGATGCGGTAAATATTAAAGATGCTTACATCATCAATATTGGTATTAGATTTAGTATTGTAGCAAGAGTAGGATATAATAAACAAGAAGTATTATTAAGATGTATAAATGCGGTAAAATTATTTTTTGCACCTGATAATTGGCAAATCAATCAACCAATTATCACACAAGACTTAATTCAAGATATAGCATTAGTAGATGGTGTGGCATCAGTTGTACCACCTGTTGAAGATAATCCTGAGAAAAGTCAATTACTGATTTTTAATCGTTATGAAAAAGGTTCAGGTTATTCAGGAAATATTTATGATTTAGATTCTGCAACTAAAGATGGAGTTATTTATCCGTCACTTGACCCAAGTATTTTTGAGTTAAAATTTCCGTCTCAAGATATTGAAGCAAATTGTGTAGGTGATTCTACATCAGGCGCGGGATATTAGGAGTAAACAATGCACTTATTTTCATACGCAACAGAAGATTCAGTTTTATACGAAGCATCATCATCAAATAACTTTGGGTTAGATGAGATTCTTGAAGTTAGAAAAGATGTAGATGCGGCAGGTATAACCGTAGATGTATCAAGAGTATTAATAAATTTTAATTTAGCTAATATTAGTGAGAGTGTTTCTAAAGCAGGAGCAAATAGTTCTGCTAAATATTATTTAAATATGTATGATGCAGGTAGTGATAATTTATCTACTTCACAAATTTTATATGCTTATCCTGTTAGCCAATCTTGGCAAATGGGTAGAGGAAAAAAAGCATATGACCCCGCAGAAACAGAAGGTGTTAGTTGGGCTTATAGAAGTGGTAAGAATGAAGAATTATTTTGGCACGGTGGTACAAAAGATATTGGTGGTACTTGGTTTAGTGGTTCAGGATTTGAAGCATCTCAAACTTTTACACATACAGATACAGAACTTGATATGAGAATGGATGTTACTGATATTGTTAATAAGTGGTTAGCCGGTACTATTCCTAACAATGGATTCATAGTAAAACGTTCAGGTTCTTTTGGAAACGACAACGTAGACCTTGATGAAGGTTCAAGTGCTCAGTTAGGAAATTTTAAATTCTTTTCTCGTGATACACATACAATTTATACACCAAGATTAGAAGCAGTTTGGAATTCACATTTGTGGTCAACAGGTAGTTTAGATAAACTTGATGCGAGAGAAATAGAAGACTTACAAATTTATAGTCCAAATCTAAAATCAAAGTATACTATAAATTATGATGGTAAACTTAGAATTGTAGGTAGAGCTAATTTTCCTGTATTAACTAATTCTCCATCATCATCAGCATATACTGATGTAAAGTATTTGCCATCAGGTTCTCAATATAGTATAATAGATAATTACACAGATGATGTAGTTGTACCATATGGTACAGGTTCATATATTTCTTGTGATTCACGTGGTAACTTTATTGATTTAAATACAAGTGGACTACAAGAACAAAGAGAATATAAACTATTAGTAAAAGTTATTAGTGGTTCATATAATGGTAGTTCAGGTGTAGATACTGAAGTTATAGATAACAATTTTACATTTTTCATAAGATAATGCCTTATACAAAAGAACAACTTGAAAATAACGAGTACTTTCAAAACTTAAAACTCGAAGCTTCTCGTGAGTACGAAGAAGAGAAAGCAAGAATGGTTGCTGAGTTTGCGGCATCATCTTCTTTAGATAATAATAATCAAGTATTAAGACAAGGACCTGGTGGACCTATTTTAAGTTATGAAAATCCAGCAACAGGTGAAGCACAAGATGACCCTTCAAGTTGGATAAAGATAGACAGAAAACAACCAAAACTTAAACGTGGTGATGGTCTCGATGAAATTATAGATAGAAATTTTAGTGAGTTAACATAATGTCAAGTAAATTATCAGCAAGAGATAAACAATTATTAAAAATAGGTGGTACGGTTGTACCTGGTACTCGTAGGTTCGAAGGCGGACCTTTTGGTAATGGTGAAGAAAATGATTTTATTAAATTATCTATAATAGAACCTACTACTAATCGTATCATAACTTCTAAAGAAGTACAACCTAATATAATAGATAGTCAAATTGTTGTAAAGCCAGGTATAGATATAAGAGAGATGGGTTTTGCTTCAGGTAGATTTTCTTTTAGATATGAATTTTTTAGAAGATTAGCAGGTAGTGAAGATGTAGTATTGATAAATACTAAAGAGGCTAATTATGGAGATATTTATGAAGGGCCTTATTTTTTAAAACCTAATGGTGATTATCACGCGGGTACTCCTGAGCAGTTAAGAGAAGCGGGTGATGAAGTAGCATTTCAATTAATGCCACTAAAGATGAATTATGAAGTTGCAGAAATTTCACCATCAAGAAAAGAAGTAAGAATACGTGCTAAAAAAATAAATGATGATGTTTATAAAGAAGATTTATACGACAGAGGATTTGCATTTAAAACTTTTATTTCAGATGAAGAATATAGAAACAGAACTAATACACATCCTGTAGTAAGATTTTTTAATCCATTTAATCCTAATTTGTCTTCACCTTCTAATGCAGGATTTGGTGCTCACTCAGGTGGACCGCCTGTTGATGACGACACGAGTTCTACACATTTATTATTAGAAGACGCCGCAGGTTTTAGTTTCAAACCAATAATGCAAGATGGTACTATTAGAATAAAAGATGCTTATGTAGTAGGTGAACGTGAAGAAATTGTAGTTACTGAAAATAACATTTTAAGTAATCCAAGTGGTGATACAATAATATTTGCTGATGATTTATCTCCACAAAAACCTGTAGGTATACACGATGTAGAATTACATACAGATGCTATAAAAGTAGAAGCGTGGTCTGATGGAATCTTAGGATATAATAATCCTCTACAACAATTTTATGGAACAGGTCCGATTGGTTATCACGCTAAGTGGGTAAAGGGTGAAGGTCGTAATGGAGGTCAATGTATAAAGTTTCTTGATAGAAATGCTATCTATAGAAACGACACAGAATGGCCTGGTGAACAAGGTGTACATAGACCATTAGTAATTACATCAAATCTACCTGCTATTTCAAATTATGGAGTAACGCCAGGACAAGATTTATTCTACATAACTTATTTTCAAAAAGCATCAGACATAAACAAAGGTGCTAATATTAGTATTAAGTATGGTGCGGGATTTGGACTTGGCGAACCGAGACCGACAGAACCTCCCGCAGGATTTCATATACCAGGTCAAGATATAGGAGAAACTCCTGATACACTACCTTCAGGATATTTAGCAGAACCTACTGAACAAAGACCTTCAGATGAATTACAAGGCAATCAAGGCGAAGGTTTATTGTCACCTGGAAAACAATGGTTTGTTTCTTCTATACAAAATGGATTGTATGTATGGGAACCAAACTATTCTAATTATAATACTGCTGATGGCAGTTCAGTAGGAGTTCTTGGTATAAGAAAAGTAGGAACACAGATTCAAACAGAAGGAACTGATGGTACAAATCGTACTTGGATATGGAAAGGAACTACTTGGTTACCTGAAATACCTGCTGTAATACCCGGATGTACAGACCCTTCTGCTTTAAATTATCAAAGTTACGCACAAGAAGATGATGGTAGTTGTGTATTTGAACAATCTATTTTACCATCAACACGAGATTTTGATGTAGTATTTAAATGTAGACACAAAGAATATTTTGGTCACGTTGAACCTTGGAATTCGTTTTCAGGAGACCACGCTACTTTCTTTCTAAAGTATGATGACACTTTAGGTGATTATCATATTTGGCAATCACGATTTGGTGGTTCTGAAAATGCTGTAAATTACAAATTTGGATTATCAACACTATTTGGTAAAACAAAACAGAGTAACGATTTTACATTAGGAGAAAGTGCTGTTTCAGTAAAGAAAACATCAAATGGTTTTATTGGTGAGGCTGTATCAGAAAATGGTCCTGGCTTATTAACATTGATGACAAAGTTTGGAAGAATTAAAGATATATCAGAATACCATAGATACAAAAGTGGTCACTCAAGAAAGAGAAAAGGTTTGATAATGTTAGTTGAGTTTTCTTCAGACTACAGAGATTTTGTAGAAAACGAAGCTAATGCTACTGAAGACCAGGCACAAGGTATCATTATAGAATATAGTGTAGACGGCGATGCGAGCCCAGGAAAGATAGTAGGATGTCAATTTTATAGTAAAGGTCCTGGCTCTAACGAAGTTGAGCCTGGTGAAAATGATTTAGGTACTTTAGACGAATTAAGATTTGCAGTTTTTGAAAATCCTGAAAATAAAAATGACCCGAGATTTTGGTTCTTAGGTGATACAGGTACTCCTGCAAGAGTAAGAACTGCCTCAGGTGCTCGTATCATAGACCCTTATACAAACAACGAATATTTTGAAACTTGGATTGGTACAGGTCTTGGTTCTTTTCAAGCTATATTCGGTGATGATTCGAGTGATAAATATGTTGGTATATCAGGCGACCAAGTGTATGCTACAGAGTTAAGTGCTACTGCACAATATCTACCAGGTTATCCGAGACCTATATCAGATGTTTATGCGGGTGTTGGTGAAAAAGATTTATATGTAAATAGAGGATGTGCTAATCCATTTGCTAACAATTATGGTGAAATATCTGAAGGCGAAGACGCTGGTAATAATCCTGTCGCAGTCTTTAAAGATATTATAAATAATGCAGATGTAGGAGCTAACATATTATTTGGAGGTCCGGTTAAAGTAGTAGCAGAAGATGCTCAAGAAAGACAACCAAATCTTTTACAAGGTAGAGCTTTCTTAGAACAAAGAAAATCTACGTTACTAAGTAAATTAAATGCACCGAGTTATTCTTTAAGAAAAAGATTAAACATACCAAATATTAATGGTGGTAATTGTGATTTCTCAGTTAGTAATGACCCGTTAAAAAATGGTACAATGTCTCCAAGTGGTTTTTGGAAATGGAATGGTCCTGATGCAGTTTGGGAATACCAAGGTGATACACCTGCCGCTATAGATTTCAAGACTATAGAACTTAATGGTCAAGCAAGTTCTGTAGTAAATGAGTGGGAGATGATGGAAGGAACTGCTCCAATACCTGAAGATATGTTAACAAACGAACCTATGCAGTTAATAGTAGAAGGTCATAGAATTGGTGGTGCGGATGGTAATTCGACACAAGGAATTGTTTGGGTAGATGATTTTGATTTAAGATTTCAAAAACCAGGTGAGACTACAAATCAAAATATTTATTCAGACTATATAGGTACAATAAAAAGAGTTGAAGGTAATGACTTAATTAAACTTGATAGAAGTTTTGATGAAGTAGGCGAAGAGTTAGGTGCGTTACAAGTAGCTGCGAATACAGGAAGAGAAAGTAGAACACGAAACGGACAACCTGCAGATGTAACTAAACCATTTAATAATTTTGAAATACGATATCGTGTAAATGATAACGAAGAACTTAGAACTTATGTTGAAGTTCGTGGAGAAAAGTATTTAACTACTAACTTTAAAATAGATAGAAAATCAACACCTGAGTATCCACACGCTGTAGATTATAAATTGTATCGTGCGTTAGAGCCTTCAGTTTCTAAATTTGATTCTATAAGTATTGTAAAAGAAATGGCAGAACCATATGAAGATTCTATAGATATTATTGATTATGTTCCACAAGATATAAACGGAACCGTTTTATTAAGTCCAAAACTTGAAGATTCAGAAAGTCCGTTAAGAGCGAGACCTACTTCATTTCACAATGAAAATACTTTATTAACATCTGATGATACTATAAAAGAAAAATTACAAAATGTTATATTATCAGGTTCTTTAGAAGAAACAGAATTAAATGTACCATACGATAAAGGTTTTAGAGAATTTGTAAATTTTTCATCAGCTGAAAAAAGAATTAGAAACTTTAAATACAAATTAGAATTAATAGAAAGTTATACACAAAGTTCAGCAAGTAGTGCGGGTATAACACAAGCAAACTACGGAACAGAAAAGAAAGATTCAGATATATGGCATCAGAGAATTAGAAATGTAAAGAATGGGTTTGACACTTTTGAAAAATATATGTTCGAACAATCAAGTTCTTATCTTTCTTCCTCGATGGGTACTTTCTATAACAATGCTTGGCCAAAGACAAGTGGTGCGGGTACAATGACAAGTCCTTATGTTCTTGCTCATACAACATCTTCAGAAGCAGAATCTTGGTTTAATTTACAAATGATTAGTTCATCTGAATACGATAGTAGAAACGGAAACTATCTTGTAAATAATATGCCTCAATTTGTTGTTACTCAAGAAAATCAAGCATATGTAGATTTTATAAAAATGATGGGACAAATGTTCGATAAAATTTGGTTGTTTACTAAACAAACAACTATGATAAATGATAGAAGGTCAAGTATAACTGAAGGACTTTCAAAACAATTATATTATTCTGTAGCTAAAAGTCTTGGATGGGGATTATCTGATGGTAAAGATTTAGTTGATTTACCTAACTTTGTTTTAGGTCAACGTTCAAGTGGTTCATTGGGTGGATTTGAAGAAATAGAAAGAACTGAACAAGATATATCAAGAGAAATATGGTCACGTATTGTATCTAATATGCCATACTTCTTGAAGAATAAAGGAACCGTAAGAGCATTAAAAGGATTAATTAATTGTTATGGTATACCAAGTTCGATATTAAGAGTAAAAGAATATGGCGGACCTGATACTCCGAGTTCTGTAAACTTTGAGATAAATAGAAAATTTACAAAAGCACTTGGCTTTAATGGACAGACACAACAAGTTCATTTTAGTTGGCAAGTAGCTTCTGCTTCTGTAGCAGGTGATACACCTGGATTTCCTGATACGGTTGAGTGGAGATTTAAAGCACCTAATAGTCGAAACCAATGGCTATGGAGTAAGAGAGATTCATCGAATAAATATAGAATGGGTGCTATTATGAAAGATAATAATAATGCTGATAATATCGGTTCAGTATTATTTTTCTTATCAGGCTCAGACGGGAATATATCTGTAAGTTCTTCTGATATGCCAATATATGATAATGAATTTTATAGTGCGATGGTAAGAAGAACAACTCATAGTGCATCTTTAGAAAGTAGTGTAGATTATAATTTAGTAGTCAAGAAATATGATGCAGGTATCGACAGATTTCAATATGTATCTTCTGAAACATTAACGGTCAATGGTGCGGCAGGTGCTACATCTCAATCATATAATCAATCTTGGGATAGTTTTGGTAGATTTTCTATTGCAGGTTTTGACCAATGGGCCGGTGTTACGACAGGTTCATTAAATTTTAATGGTAGTGCAGTATCGATGATGTCAGGTGCGATGATGGAATATCGTATATGGACTGAACCTTTAAATACAGGCTCATTTGATAATCACGCTAACAATCCAAAAGCTTATGATGGTAATTCTATTTCTTCATCATATGAACACATTGTTTCTCGATATTCTTTTGATGATGATAAAAATTTACAAGCAGACCCTGTTATTAGAGATGTGTCTGCTAAGACAACAGAAACTCAAAATGCTACTGCAGTAGGATTTACATCAAATACTTTTGAATCTGTAGTAGACAGAACAAAAACTTTAGTACCAAATTTAGGACCATCAAAAGTAAGTTCTAATAAAATTAGAATAGAAGCAAATGTTGTTAGACCTGAGTTTCAATATATTAGTGGTAGTGATGGTATGTATACTGAATTACAATCTGAAAAACCGATTGGTAGAGGCAGATATGATTTTGCTCCGGTTGATAGTAATAAACTCGGAATATACTTTTCACCATCAGATGCTATAAATCAAGATATAATAGAATCATTAGCTAATATAGATTTTGGTAATTTTCTCGGTGACCCGCGTGATAGATATTCAGAAACATATAGAGGACTTGAAGCGGCACAAGATAAATATTGGAAAAAATATAATGCACCATTTAGTTTTTGGCAGTATTTAAAATTGTTAAAAACATATGACCAAAGTATTTTTCCTCAACTTAAAAAGTTAACACCTGCAAGAGCAAATGCAAGATTTGGAATATTAATAGAACCTAATATACTTGAAAGAGCGAGAGAAGTAGTTGGTAAACAACCTTTCTTTGAGAACACATACTATGAAACTTTATTACCAATAAGTGAATCATATTACTCTCCAGGAGTATCAGAGTTTAAAATGTATGGTCAGCCATATTCACCTTCAACAGATACATCGTTTGATGAGATAAATCAATCAATACAATTTTATACTAATGACCCGAGTTCAAGTGCTTTGGTTGTTCAAGGTGAAAATAAATATTTTGAAGGAGTAGTATCACAAAGTAGATTAGAAAACTTTGAACATAGTATACTTGAAAGACAAGGTAATCCAGGTGATATTTATGCAACAGCGTCTGTAACATTTGGTGATTCTTTTAAAGACCAATTACCTTTACAGCCTAATGTTTCAAGTTCAAGATTAAATCCTTTAAAAGGTAGAATTAAATTATTTTATAGTAGTGAATATAGTGCGTCTATAGAAAGTCCATCAAGTTTTTCATATGAACCGGCAGAAGTCAATGTACCTGCGGATTCATCTACTGCTATGAGAAGATTATTTTTTGAAGGAGTAAAGAATACAAAATTTACAACTCAAGATGGATTAGATGCTGTTGAAGTACAACTAACTTCACCAACAAGAATTGTAACAAAAGAACCAGGAGATTCGAAACTTGACATCGAATAGTGAAGAAAAACTTAATAAACCAATATTTAATATAGAAGAATAGTCTATTTATCTAATAGGAGTCTAATATGGGATTTTTAAATAATACAAATATTACCGTTGATGCTGTACTCACAAAGAAGGGCAGAGAACTTTTAGCCAAAGGTGAGAATCAGTTCAACATAACAAAGTTTGCTTTAGCAGACGATGAAGTCGATTATCGTTTGTGGGATGTAACACATCCTAATGGTAGTGATTTCTACGGCAACGTAATTGAGAGTATGCCTCTACTTGAAGCATTTCCTGATGAAAATCACGTGATGAGATACAAGTTGGTAACTCTACCTAAATCAACACAAGCAATGCCAATACTTGAAGTAGCACAAAGTGCTATTACTCTGAGAAGATTAAATTCTGTAAGTATTATAAATCCATCTACACAAAATGGTTCAGACGATACTTTAGGCTATACTTTTATTCTTCACAATCAATCTATGGCGAGACTCAGAGTTAGAGCAGGTGCACAAGTATCTGCAGGCGGTACAACGGTACCATTCTTTTTAGATGAAGACGATTTACCAAACAGCATTTCTGTAGTAGGTAAGAGTGTTGAAATTAGACCTAAAAGATTAACAAGAACACAAACAACTCAAATAACCATAGTAGGTAATGAGACAGCCGCAACTACTACTCTAAACTTGACCGTAAATCGTAACAGAACATTCGGTATAAGAAGATAAGGGAGGAATAACTAATGGCAATTTATCAACGATTTCAAACAGAAGCTGAAAATCCTGAGAATCCTGATGTGATTTCAGGACTCAGAGATGTTATCTCTTCCGGAATGTGGAGTGGCGGTTCAGGTACTCTAACTACATTCTTCACTTCATCAACACAATCAGGCTCAACAGGTGATTACTATTTAGATGTTTATAAAGCAGACCCCGATGCTGATGCTACTGCTGAGATACAATTTAGTATAGCTTATTGTCACTACCATGGTAGTGGTTCTTTAGGTACAAAAGGTGCGACAGGAAAAAGAGCATCTGCGGCATTATATGGTCAGTTTTCAAATATATTATTAGGCCCAGGTGAAGACAAATTCACAATGGCGAGTAATCACATTTTAGAACACGCATATGTAATTTCTCTTCAAAGAGCAAGAATACGTGAAAAGATGGACCCAGGTAATTGGGAACTACATATAAGTGGTAGTGGAGCGAGTGGTACAACTACTATAAAACTTATTGACGATTCAGGTGCGACAACTAATCCAACCGTTAATCAAGGTGGTAGAGTATTTAATGTTGTATCAGGCTCTATAGCAAATGGTACTGCGGTTATTAAGACAGCAGCTGCGGCAGAAACAGCAAATGGTTCTTATGGATTATTTTATCCTGACTTGGGTATGATAGTTCTTAATCCACATCCATTGAAAGTATTAGGTTCGCCTCATTTAGCTATTTCTTCAGGAAGTAATGCTGATGCTTTTAATGCTAATAAATTGTTTAAGTCTATTAAATCAAAGTCTTACTTTCAAGCTCGTAGAGAGGAAGTAATCAGTTCTACACATTATTTCTGTAGAGTTGGTAACAAGAAATTTAACTTTTCAAGTAACCCAACATACTTTACAGCTTCAGATGGTTCATTTACTAATCCAACGTTCTTTAAGAATCCAAAATCTTTTATAACTCAAGTTGGTATGTATAATGATGCTAATGAATTGTTAGCAGTAGCTAAGTTAAGTAAACCTTTATTAAAGTCTTTTGCAAGAGAAGCTATCGTAAAAGTTAAACTTGACTTTTAATAAGGAGGAACTAAGGTGTTTCGTAGAATACCTCCTGATGATATTAGCATAACTCCGTTTACGAGTCACAAATCATTCTCGTTTACGAACAATGACACAGGCTCATTTGGTGTATACTCTTATCAAGCAGTTTCACAATCTTTGTTTAACTATGCAAGTGCGAGTGATGGTGTTACTTTTGTATCATCGTCAAACTCTTCGTATACATTTTTTAAAAAACCTACTTACTATTGGGCTAAAAACAGATACTACAATCAATTCGAAGATAGAACGCCTGGACCGTTTAATAATTTTGGTGGTAGTAATGTTTACACTAAATTAGATATACACGGGCAGATAAATGTAATATCAATACCATCTGCATTTTATGGTGAAAAAATAAAACCCGGTAGTGTCGAATTAACAGATAATAGTCCTGGACATAAAACTTTAACATTACTTGATGACGGCTTTGGGAACTTGTATGATAATACTTATTCTGCGTCGTTTGCCGCATATCAATCTTCATCATACGATTCAAGTAAACTTGTACAAAGTGGTTCACAAAAAATAAATGGAGTTGTAGGTAATATATTTTATGCTGATGGTATAATAATAATCACAGAAACAGGAAGTTTGTATAATGGTGTAGGAATAGGTACCGGTAGTGATGGTTGGGAAATTGATTTTAAATCATCAGTAAAAAACTTAGAGTATGAATATCTATGTGATGTACCTGAATTTAAATTTAATAAATCTACAAATATATCTACGACATTTGAACGAAGTGGTTCTATAGAAGTACCTGAAAGTGGTTCTGCATATAAATTTTTTCCTCCCGGTAACTCACCTAAATATAACTTAAATTCAATTAGTGCGAGTTCATATGGTGACAAATCATTCGGTGCAACAGATAAGGTCGCACCTTTTGTAACCGCATCTACGTTCGCACCTTATATAACACAAATTGGACTCTACAACGACCAAAATCAGCTGTTGGCTGTAGGTAAATTAGCTAACCCAATAAAGAACGATGACGAATTAGCACTCGCTTTTGTTGTACGTTTTGACGTTAACTCATAATTATAGTTATGAAGTTAAAAGACATACTAAATGAAAAAATTGAAATCGATGTTGAAATTGGTGATACTATTCTTACAGGAAGATTTAAGAATAAAAAGACTAAAGTAAATTCTATTGAAACTGACCAACACGGTATGCCTACTATTAATGGTAGAAAAGTTACTACGTTTCGTACTATGAAAAAAGATGAAGGTACTTGTGGATATAGTATTGATGGCGAAGGTGATGATGAACCTGCAGGACCACATTTACTGAAGAAAGAAAGCAAAGACGAAATTAAAGTTATACACAACTTTCTTACAAAACATACAAAATCTGCTAAGAAAGCATCTGATATGATTAAGAAATATTACAAAAAAGTCAAGAAACAATTCAGAGGAGATTCTTCGAGAGATGTAGCAATGGCTATTGTAGGCTATGATGTTTTAGGAGAAAATAAAGATTTATTTAAAATGTACACACAGGCTATGAAGATGATGCCTGGTTCTCCTAAACAAAAAGAACTTATAAAGAAAATTAGTTCTTTACGAAAAAAATTAAAGATGGATGAAGCAAAAGCAAAAAGAGATTACAAAGACGAGTACAAAAAATTTCAATCTTCTACAAAGGCTAAAAAATATAGAGCAGAATTAAATAAGTACAATCGTAAGAAAGGTACTTATGGAAATGGAGATGGTAAAGACGCTTCACATAAAGGCGGAAAGATAGTGGGATTTGAATCACAATCTAAGAACAGAGGTCGTAGAGAAAAAAGTCGTTTAAAGAAGAAATAGTATGATTAAATTAAAACACTTACTATTAGAAGCTGATAAATGGTATCCTGCTCATACACGAGATGCGATTAATTGGGTAACGATGAAACAACATATACCGTTATATGCAAAACAAATGGAAACACTTGTTGGTAAAGAAAGAGTAAATTCATTTCACGTTACAAGTCCTATTACAATAAAAAATATGAAAGATTTGATTGGTAAGAAATCAAAATCTATATCTACATTTACACGTGCAAACAAAGGTTCAGCACTTGCAAAAGGTCGTGGAGTTCAAACAGGAAGTGGTGGTGTTATATTTTATTTAGAAGGAACTATGTTAGCAAGAAATTATATGGACTTCGATACGGTTCCTGATAAGAAAGGTATGAGATGGGTAGATGTTCATTATCTTACAAGAGACAGAAAACATTTTAGCGACTATCTAACAAAACAAGGTATACCTGATACTTCTAAATGGAGAGATAAAGAATGGAATATGCGAGAAAAAATAAAAAATTCTCCTGAGAACAAAGATTTAAATTGGAAAGAATTAGAAAAATTAGTAAAAGACAAAATGAATCAGGAAGCAAATAAATTAATTAAAAAACATATTGATGCTTCAAACAAATATTTAAAGAAACACAAAGCAGATTTAATTAAAAATCTAAGAACACCTGGAGATAAAGGTTCTGCTTGGTGGAATGAAGTTCTTGTATATGATATTAAGGTAATAGATGTATTTGTGTTAAAACGAGTTTGGGATGATTATTATTTCCAACAAGATTCAGGATATGATGATTATAAACAAGATGCTTATAAAAAAGATTTATTAAGTTATGTACCTGAGAGTAAAATTACAATAGGAACACCGGCACAATTTCGTAAATGGTATAATGCGAGAGATGGTATTTTAGATGAATAAAATGCTTGACTTTATGGTAAATTATGATTAAGTTAACACGTATATTGAATGAGTATATATCTGCAGGACAGCTGAATCAAGTTGAAAAGTATCTTGATAAAGTTTGGGCTAAAGTAGGTATTGATGTAGAGTTCACACGACATTTTCACGATAGAGTAAATGATGCGAGAAATGGTAAACCTATATCTACTGCTGAAGTTATAAAGATATTTAGACTTGTTTATAAAAAGTTTGGTAAACAAATTTCTTCTTTACCTGATGGTATTAATTTACTATTCAAAGATATGAGAAGTGACATCAATGTACCTGTAGTATTAAGATACGACAAATTAAATAAAGAAATAGATATGATATCAAAAACGGTTATGAGAAAAAAGAATTTTAAATCTTCTACAAAAAAGTATTCTGTAGAAAATAAATTAAACGAAAGAGTAGATTATTTACATATAGGACAAGAGTTAGTAAAAGCATATGGTCTAAAATCAAGAGTTAGATTTACTTCAGGAAGTACATTAGCAGAATATGTTCCTGAAACTGATACAATATATCTTAGGAAATCTTATCCAAATATGAAAGAATTTATCATAACCGTTTTACACGAGATTAAACACGCTCTTGATGCTCAACAACTCGGTAGAAAAAAGTTTATGAAGAAATATACTCAAGCAGGAACAATGGCTCAGTATAAAGGATTAGACCCACACGATGATAATAAGTGGGAAGAACGTGCTGAGAGATGGGCGAGAAACGAATTTAAACGAATAAAAAATAAATTGAATTTTAAATAATTTAGGCAATACTTATTATTGTAATAACGTTATATACAACTTCTCTAAAGGTTTCATTCAAATCTAATAGAACCTTTATGGATATAAGTAATTTAAACGTTACACTTAGCAATTAACTAATATAACTTAATAACTAATAGCTTAAATAAACTAAAACTACTATAATAGTATATGATTTCAACATCCGCACGAAAGGCTAAAGGCCGACGTTTACAAAATAAAGTTCGAGAACTTTTAATCGAAAAATTTGATTTTCATCCTGACGATATAAAGACCGCAGTTATGGGTGAATCAGGAGAAGATATTAGATTAGCACATTCTGCACGAAAGAAATTTCCATTCTCTGTAGAATGTAAGAACCAAGAAAAATTAAATATATGGTCATCGTTAGAACAAGCAGAAGATAACGCAAGTGACTATAAACCATTATTAATATTCAAACGTAATCGTTCAAAGACTTACGTTACATTATCACTTGAGGATTTTTTAGATTTACTATAATATATGATTGATGTTATAAGTGTATTGACTCGTGCTTTAGGGAGTCGTTATAAGAAAGCAAAACAAGGACAAGAAGTAATTTATCATTGTCCTTTCTGCCACCACCATAAGCCGAAGTTACAAATTAGTTTATTATCACAAAAGTGGCATTGTTGGGTATGTGATAAAAAAGGTCGTTCACTTTATACGTTACTAAAACTTATCAGAGCTCCTAAAGCATTGATAGATGAAGTTAGAGAATATAAACCTAATTATAAAAAACAATATAAAGAAAAAGAAGAAACTTTACA